AATACTAGCAGGTGTATCTTCAGGTGCTATATCTTTAACAGATTTTTATGGTAAAACACATTCTTCATCTTTATGGCAAACTACATTAACAATAGGTACAACTGTTTTTTCAGGTCAAACATTCAGAGGTTTTTCACCAACAATAAATGGTGGTTTCGGTTCTGCATCTGATACATCATGTGATTTATATTCTAATACGCCTAGTTTTAGTTTTTACGATACTAATAATGGCAACACATTCTTTTTTATACATGATAATACTGGTACTCCTACAGACAATGCAGGTTGGACAACATTAACAATGACAAAAACTACATCTGCTGGTTCTACAAGTACATCAAGTGTAAATAGAACAAATTTAACTTATTCAAATCCTGTATCAAATTTAAGATTTTGGGATTTAGGTGCAAGGTTTACAGGAGCAGCATCAGGAAGTATTTATGCAACAGTTGCTTTAGATTTCACATGAGTTATATATATATTAAGCGTGAAGAAGATAACTTTACAGATTTTTGTACATACACAAGAATAAGTGATATGGCATATTTTGAAGTGCCATGTGTTTTAGACAGCAATAAAGATATTGATTATATAAATACAGAAAAAAAAATGCAGAAAGCTATTGAGTTAGCAGATGAACAAATAAGTTATATGAATTAAATTGTAAATATATTAATAGTAAAGATTTATAAATTATAAACATAGGTATAAAATTAACAAGAGGACTTAAAAATGGCACAACACGATTACAACATAGCCAACCAAACAGGAGCAAACTTTAGAGCAGACCTTAACAATGCTTTATCTGCTATTGTATCTAACAATAGTGGTGCAAACGAACCATCTACAATGTATGCTTATGAATGGTGGATAGACACTTCTAATGATCTACTTAAATTAAGAAATTCAGCTAATAACGCTTGGATAACTATGCCATTTAGCATTACTGCTGATAATACTGTTGATATAAATGCTGGAACAGTTAATGGTATTACATCATTTAGTTTTAGTTCAGGAGCTACAGTAACTTCTATATTAGATGAAGATAACCTAGCTAGTGATTCTGCAACAGCGTTAGCAACACAACAATCAATCAAGGCTTATGTAGATAGTCAAGTAACAGCACAAGACCTAGATATTACAGATGGTTCTTCTACTATTGCCATTGATCTTGATTCAGAAACTTTATCACTTTTAGGTGGCACTGGTGTTACCTCAACAGCATCAGGTAATGGCGTTACTTTTGCTATTGGTCAATCTGTAGGCACTTCAGACAATGTAGTATTTAATCAAGTTACAGGTGCATTAGTTGGTAATGCTTCTACTGCAACAGCTTTAGCTACAGCTAGAACAATATCAGGAGTAAGTTTTGATGGAACTGCAAACATAACTTTAGATACAGATGATATAGGTGAGGGTTCAAGTAATTTGTATTTTACAAACGCTAGAGTTGATTCTAGGTTTGATACAAGACTTGCTACTAAGACTACAGATAATTTAACAGAGGGATCAAGTAATAAATACTTTACTGCTGAACGAGTAGATGATCAGGTCAATACATTATTAACAGCAGGAGCTAATATAAGTCTAACTTATGATGATACTGCTGGTACATTAACAATAGCAAATACAAATAGTGCTGATATAACTTCAGTTGTAGCAGGAGATGGTTTAACTGGTGGTGGTACAGCAGGAGATGTTACTTTAGCTGTTGGTGTTGATGATTCTTCAATAGAAATTAATTCTGATGCACTTAGAGTAAAAGCAACTGGTATTACAAATGCTATGTTAGCTGGTTCTATTGCAAATGCTAAACTTGCTAATTCTAGTATTACTGTAAATTCACAAGCAATAGCATTAGGTGGCTCACATACATTTGATACTGATGATATTGGTGAGGGTAGCTCTAATCTTTACTATACAGATGCTAGAGCTAATTCAGCTATCGATGCTAGAGTTACAAATACATTTATAAATAATTTATCAGGCGTTGTTGCTGATACTTCAACAGCATTAGCTACAGCAAGGACAATAACAGTAGCAGGAGATGTTGTAGGTTCAGCTTCATTTGATGGAACTTCTGATATTTCAATATCCACAACAATACAAGCTAATTCTGTTGCACTTGGAACAGATACAACAGGCAACTACATACAAACAATAACTGGAACAGCTAATAAGATTACTGTTTCAGGATCAGGAAGTGAATCAGCAGATGTAACTTTAACCCTACCAGCAGATGTGCAAATAGCAAATGATTTAACTGTAGCTGGTGATCTAACAGTCAATGGAGATCTTACTTATTTAGATACTACAAACTTAAAAATAGAAGATAATCTATTTGAATTGAATGCAAATCTAACTGGATCACCAGTAAATGATTCAGGTATGTTGATTAATAGAGGTAATCAAAACAATGCAATATTTATGTGGGATGAATCCAATGATAAGTTTGCATTAGGATTAACAACAGCAGATGGCACTTCAACAGGTAATATAACTATAGCTTCTACAAGCACTTTAGTTTCAAATTTAGAGGGTAATGTTACAGGTAATGTAACAGGAACAGTATCATCTATTAGTAATCATTCTACATCTGATTTAAGTGAGGGAACTAATCTTTACTATACAGATGCTAGATTTGACACAAGATTAGGAACAAAAACTACAGATAATCTAACTGAGGGTTCTAGTAACCTTTATATGACAACTGAAAGAGTGCAAGATATTGTTGGTGGTATGGTTACAGGGAATACTGAAACAGGTATTACAGTAACTTATGATGATTCAGATGGCACATTAGACTTTGTTGTTGGTACATTAAACCAAGATACAACAGGAAATGCAGCTACAGCTACAGCATTAGCAACAGCTAGAACTATTGGTGGTGTATCTTTTGATGGAACAGGCAATATAGATTTAGCTGGTGTGAATACAACAGGTAATCAAGACACAAGTGGAAATGCTGCTACAGCTACAGCTTTAGCAACAGGCAGAACAATAGGAATGACTGGCGATGTTGTTTGGACTTCTGCATCCTTTGATGGATCAGGTAATGTTACAGGAACAGCAACCATACAACCAAATTCAGTTGCTTTATCTACAGATACTACAGGCGATTATGTAAGCACTATTACAGCAGGAACAGGTCTTACTTCTACAGGTGCAACTTCAGGCGAGGGTGTTGCACATTCATTATCAGTAGATGCTGCTCAAACTCAAATAACAAGTGTTGGTGCTTTATCAAGTCTTACAGTTTCAGGTGATTTAACTGTTGATACATCAACACTAAAGGTTGATTCTTCAAATGATCGTGTTGGAATTGGAACGAATAGTCCTTCATATAAATTGCATGTTAATAGTGGTGTTGATGGAATAAGTGCAGGTATAGCAGGAAACACTTATGGTATTCGTTTTGATAATGGTGGAAGTTTTTCTTCAGGAATGTCTACTATTCATGGTGTAGACGATACATTAACTGGCTCATATCAACCAATTATGTTAAATGGCTCTGATGTAAGATTTGGTACTTCTGCAACAGAAAGAATGCGTATTGATTCTTCAGGCAATGTAAAACTTATAACTGCTAACGATACAGCAGGAACATCTAAATTTTTAACATTTGGAACTAACAGTTTTAATA